CAGGAATCCAAGGCCAAGCGCGAGAAAGAGGCGGCCGAAGGCAAGTCGCCCGGCCGGCGGAAAAAGAGCACGTCCCGGATGCCGCGCAAGACCAATCCGCTGCTGTTCAGCGGCGGCCTGAGCAACGCGATCACCTATGTCATCCGGAGGCGCGGCGCATGATGGAGATGATCGCCGATCTGCTCTCCGACGAGGACCTGGTGCAGAGCCTGGACATCGAGCGCCTGGGCGAAGGGGTTTCGCCGCGTGGCCGTACCGAAACTGTGGTGCTGGCCAGCGAGACTATCCAGGCCGCCCTGCAGCCGGCCACACCTCGCGAGCGCGAAACCCTGCCCGAGGCCGAGCGCGACAAGGATGCCCTGACCCTCTGGTCGCTGGCTCAAATCACCGCCGAGATCCGCTTCGACCATGCCGGATCGTCTTGGCGTGTGCGGTCGGTCGAGACCTGGACCAGTTGCGGCGAGACCTATTACCGGGCGGTCGCGGTGATGGAGGGCGTGCGATGAGCAACAATTCGGCCACCGGCGGCCCTTTGGCCGTCGAGGGCGGCCTCTCGCGTGAAGCCCTGGAAGATGTCATCCACGACCTGCTGGCCGGTCTCACCGGCTTGGAGGGGGCGCTGATCCGGCCGCGCTACCAGCCCAAGCCGCCGCCGCAACCAAAACCCGAAGTGGACTGGTGCGCCTTCGGCATCACGGAGGCGGCGCCCGAGGGCACTCAGCTGATCCAGGGCGACGGCGCGGCAGTCCTGCACAGCCAAGCATCCCTGACCGTGGCCCTGTCCTTCTACGGTCCGGGCGGCGACGTTCTGGCCGGCCGGGTCCGGGCGGGGCTGCAGATCGCCCAAAACCGGGAGGGGCTCCGTGCGGCCGGTCTGGCCTATGTGTCGGCCGGCGCCATCATCGCCGGGGCGGAACTGGTCGGCGGGTCCTGGCTGCCGCGCTTTGACCTGACCCTCACCCTGCGCCAGGCCGAAGCCCTGGCCGTAGCAATCGAAAATCTCGCCTGCGGGCGCCACCAACTCATTGCCAATAGCTGAGGCATATCATGTCCCGAGCCCTCTCTGTCGACCGCGTGGTCAAGGTCTCTATCAATCTGGCGCCGCTCGCCGCCGCACGCCGGAATTTCGGCGCGCTTTTGCTGCTTGGATCATCCGAGGTGATCGATCAGGGCGAACGCATCCGCGCCTATGCCGCCATTGATGCCGTAGCCGCCGATTTCGGCCTTGCCGCCCCGGAATATCAGGCCGCCGAGCTGTTCTTCAGCCAGTCGCCGCGCCCCTCGCTTCTCTATGTCGGCCGCTGGATCAAGGAGGATGCTCCGGCCGTGCTGAAAGGCGCCGCCCTGAGCGAGGCGGAAGCCGCTCTCTCGGCCTGGACCGGCATTACCGAGGGCTCCTTGACCATCAATATCAACGGTCAACAGCGCACGGTCGAGGATTTGGATTTTTCCGATGCCGTCACCCTGGAAGGCATCGCCGCCATCGCCTCCGCCGCCCTGTCGGGCGAAGGTGCGCGCCTCGATTACGACGGCAGCCGCTTCATCCTGTCGACCGCCGCGACCGGCGCGGCTGCTGTGCTGGGATATGCCGACGGCCCGCTGGCCAGCCTTATGAAGCTGACGGCCGATACCGCCCTGGCTCCGGTGCCCGGCGCAGACGCGGAAACGCCGCTGGAGGCGGTGGCCGTGCTGGCCGACCGCTCCGGTGATTGGTATGGCCTCGCCTTCACCGATCCCGGCCTTGCGGTGGAGGATCACCTCGCCGTGGCCGGCTTCATCGAAGCCAGCGCCAAAAGCCGTATCTATGCGGTCACCACCACCGATACCCGGGTGCTGGATGCCGCATTCGGCAATGATGTCGCCAGCCGGCTGTCGGGGCTGGGACGCCGCCGCAGCCTGGTCGTCTATTCGTCCAATCCCCATGCCGCCGTCAGTGCCCTGGGTCGGGCCTTC